GGGACACCTAACCAGGTCAGTCTAACGAGCTGACAAAACTGATTAGATGATCCCCTCCTATCTCTGACGACCCCACTCGTTAGTGGGTTGCCAGGATAGGAACTCCCCTCTTTCTCACACGGTCTTCCCCTGACCAGGGAGAGGCTTATCAGTGTGCTTGCGAAAGCTCACTTCACCTCCACCGAAAAGGCAAATCCTATGCCTCTTGTTGAAACCACGACTTCGTACCGTGACGGCTTATATGCCGACAATTACGGGGTTAACCCGTGTACCGGTGCGATCGAAGGGTCCTACAAGGTGTGCCATGTTGGCCACACCCAAATCAACAAGTTATCACGCGATCGACGTCCGAAGCCTTCCAACCTCCTCGCAAACCTTACGGGGAGAGCCGAGCAATCGGTTATTCGTTCAGATTACGGCAAACAAGTCGATTATCTGGACACTACTTGTTGGAAATACATACCTCCTAAATTCAAACTTGTTAAATACAAGCTCTTGATTGAAAGGTACTGGCCGACGGACTCACTACTAGCCGCACCAACTGTCGACTGGGGGCAACCCCTTAGACTGAAGATTGCGGGTCGCGCAGTAAGTTTCGCTGAAACCATCGGCGAATACAAGGAAGCCATCTCATACCTTAGGGACGGCGCACATATCCTGAAACGCGCATGGCGCACTGCAAAGTGGCTGTGGCGTAACAGGAGACACCGCCGTAAGATCTGGAAAAGGCTCGTAGATACGGGCCTCCTAGACCCAAAGGTTGATGGTAAGTGGGAGTTCCTGGATATTGCTTCGGCTCACCTCTCCGTCACATATGGCATAAGGCCAGTGATGGGACTTTTAGAGGAGAGCCTAATCCAGGCCCAGCTTAACCGTTCCAAGCGCTTCCGAGTGCAAGTAACGGTTCCCGGCAGTACTTCCCGCACTAGTGCGGGGGTTCTTGGCGGGACCAAGGTGGAGGAGCACACGGTCTCCGTTCGTGCAGTCGCGTATGTCTCCCTCGACTCAAATGCCGAGGATTGGACTGCGGGCAATGCGGCCGAGGCCATTTGGGCTGGCACCAGACTATCCTTCATGGTAGACTGGTTTTTCGATGTCAGCTCGTACCTCACGTCTTTTACCGCCATGACTGGGGTTAAGGACGTGAGTGTGGTGTTAACCACAAAGGGTACTGTATCATCTGTTTCGACAGAAAAGATGAACACTACCAGCCTCGTGGTACAGAGCGCAAAAATGACGAAGCGGTATATACGTCGTGACATAACAAGTCACGTTCCGCTTGCACTGGCCCCCCGCGTGGGGGACCGGTTCACTTGGGACCAGCTAGTTAGTGCGACAGAAATACTGGGCACGTTAGTGTCTGGTCGCCGGCTTCGTGAACTTTAACCGCCGAAAGGCATTCCACAGGAGGCTTTAAAATGCCCGATGTTTCCTCTGTAGTCGTAGCTGATGCTACCCCTACCAACCACACGATGTACCCGCTCGTCAAGGGACTTGCTTCAAGCAAGTTCATTGGTCGTGAGGGCACTATTCCGCGAAGCGACCGGAGCCTGGAGCTTAAGCTCTCTTTGGCGTCGGCCAGCCGTGCCACTGATCGGGTTACTGTCTTGTACAGCTCGCCCGTGACTGTGGAAGTGGATGGTGTTGACACCGTGAGTGACATTCAACGTTTCTCCTGCGAGTTCGTACTCGCGGAGACTGTGGGCTCCGAAACCCGTGAGGATTTCGTAGCGGAGGTCGCATCCTTGATCTCCAGCGCGTTGATGTTGGCGTACGTGAAGGACCGGGACCCGGCATACTAGCCGTGGTTTTCCTGCCCGTAACGTGCGTCATTAGTCTGACGCTATCCGCAGTACCTCCTTACATGTTAGTTGGAGACGTGAAATGTCACAAGATCTCGCTGATCTCACGGGGTTACCCGAAGACCAAGCTGGCGCATGGAATGCCCAGCTCCGCTTTGCCCTTGGACTTTTCTCCGTCATTGGGTCAGACATGGCCCGAAGTGCAGCCGCGGCCCTCACTGAGGGACGCTGTCTGGACTACTTACAGCTCAGAGTAGACCCCGAGCGTTACACTGATCCAAGGCACTTCGCCGAGGACTATTTAGTAACCTCTCTGTTGAAAAAGAGCGTAAGTCTGCCTATCCAGGTTGACCGGGAGAGACAAGCGCGTGCTCTATTTATGGAGTGCGAACAACGGAACAAGGAGACTAACGAGCGGCTGTGGAACAACCCCCTACCTGAATGGTGGGGATCCTACAGCCGCGAGTTGCTCACGATCCTAGGACCTTGCGACGCGCGCACCATCGATAAGATGGAGGAGCGAGCTAAGCATGGTCCGGGAGCGACCGTTGGGGTGAAGGGGGACGGTGTGGTTACGTCCGATAAATATGACTCCATAGCTACAGTCACCCCCCAGTTGGCACCATTTTTGCAGGCCCTATTGCCAGAACCCGTGAGGGTCTGGAAGCAAGGAAACCACAAGGTGGTGAGGGGGAATCGACTGTTTTTTGTTATCAAGGATGCGTTGCGCTACCGTTCATGCGCCAAAGAAGCCACCTGGAACTTGTATGCCCAGGCTGGCGTCGGCGGTGTAATAGCGGACAGGCTTCGCATGTTTGGTGTCGACATCCGTGACCAAGGCTGGAACCAACTTATGGCATCCGAGGCGCATCTACATGATGACGCGACGATTGACCTGACGTCGGCTTCTGACCTGAATGCACGGAACGGGGTACTACTTGCTTTGTGCTATAACCAAGACCCTAACGGGGTCCGCTGGTTCCGCCTATTAGATGTTCTGCGATCACATCAAATGAACGTCGCTCCGAAAGGAGCAAAGGCTGAATGGCACACGTTAGAGATGTTCTCATCGATGGGAAATGGATTTACATTCCCGTTGGAGAGTGCATTATTTCTAGCGTTGGCTCGTAGTGTTGTACCTCCGGATTCACGTGAGCGTATTGCTGTCTATGGGGATGACATCATTGTCCCCCAAGAGTACGCTCCTGAGTTGATCGACCGCCTGGAGTTTGTCGGCTTCAAGGTGAACAAATCGAAGACTTTCCTGGCAGGAAAGTTTTTCGAGAGTTGCGGCACTGATTGGTTCAACGGCCATAATGTGCGACCGTTCAATATCGGCACCGATGAAGACGGAGTCATCCCTGTCCAGGTTGCTTGCGCAAATCGTTTGCGTTCGTGGCTAGTTCGGGTGTATGGCTATTGTCCTCTTAGGTTTAAGCCCCTCTGGGAAGAAGTGGTCGAGGATATTCCACGCGTGTGGAAGAATCCTATACCATCCTATCTCGGAGATGCCGGTTACCACGTAGCTGGTTCTGAGTATGATGTTGTTCGCCCTTCGGCGGATCGCATCTTCACTCGTGCCAA